ATTTGAATGAATTGTAACCAAGTCCACCTGTGAACGTTTGATAATAATTACCTGTTAAATTTATTGAACCAACATCCCCCATTAACCCAGGATTGCCAGGAGCAAAACTCAGGCTACCGCCAGAAGTGCTTAGCCCGTCTCCGTCGCCCCCCTTGATTGTTAAAGACCCCCCGCTTCCTCCGGAAGGTTCATACCCCTCAAATATAACGCTTGACGCACCACCTTTGACTCCATTCGTTACGATAGCTGTCCCGTTTATATTTGGAGAAGACAAAGGGCCAGTGAAAACACCTGAATATGAGGTAACGGAAGAAGCGGAAATACCAACGGATGACATTGTAGAGCCGTTAAACGTGAAATTAGTGGAGTCTTGGAATATTCCTCCTGTTCCAATATATGGAACCCGTCCACTCGTAAGTGAAGTGCCATACAAAGATGATATAAATGTGGACCCAAGAGAAGAAAGACCGGAGACAGTAAACGATGTAGCAGAAATTCCTGTTGCTGTAACTGTGGTTCCATTGAATGAGAAGTCAGAATCATCAACAATATTTGATCCATTGAAATATGGGACTCTTCCAGAAGTAAGACCAGACGGAATAAGATTAGCAATGGTCATTGACGTAACGGAAAGATTTGTAATTGTAAGAGTAGAGCCGCTAAATGTCATGTCTGAATCTCCACTAAAAGTCCCCGTATCATTGAATTGAACCTGAGTGTCAGTACCCCCAGGTTCAGTATCGACCCAGGTAATATCAGAATAGGAATATAAAACAAAAAGAAATGGGAGTAATCCGATAATTAGTTTTTTCATCGTATGTCCACCAATTTCCCTTCGGCCCTGTTTTTTGCTTGGGCCTCATTTGGATGAATGGAATCAAAATCTTCCGGGCACACATTCAGTCCCTTTTGATTTCCGGAAATCCCTTTCCTTAACTGGCTTCTCCGATATGTAAACCCGCAAATATCACATTCAGCTTTTCTATCTCCTGGGATATATCCAGAGGAATACATCAGTCCTCCGACACCCTTTCAACCCACCCGAACGTAGCCTTGTCTCCATTCGTTCCGACATCAACCCAAATATCAGAAAGTTTAATCCCCGCATCTGCCATTCCAAAACTTGCCGCCGAAATCTCACAACTCCCGCCAGTGGCAACAGAAACAAAACTGTTCGTCGATGAAACAGTTTTATCACCGATATAAAGACGGAGGGTGTTGGTTGCCGGGGCCTGAATAATAACAGCGGGAGTAACAATATCAAGCGGCGTCAATTGAACGCGAGTCCCCGCCGTAGTGACGGTAACGCTTCCGTGCCTAAGAATTAGTTTCATTTTCTATCTCCTATCGAAAAGACGTGTGTCCAACGACACTAATAGATGCCGATGCCTGCTCACCCTGAGAATCGGCCACAACAGCTTGAATCCCTTTGTTTTCCCCTAGTCTTAGACCCGTTTGTCCAAAAGAGAGGATCACATCTTTTACGCCGTCTGCGTTCATCGTCCAAATGACTCCACCGTCCGTATCCTGAATACGAACAATTCCGCCGCCTCCAATTGCCGCACGAAACACGGAAATCGTCATTTTTTCAATATACACATACATTCCGGTTCCAGGGGCAGGGACAATGGTATTTGACCCGTTTGAATTTGAAACCTCTCCAACTTCGTTAATTTGTGGAGCCTCAAATCTCGTTGACATTCGCATCCTCCTTAGACTTCATCTCTACCAATCTGTCAACAACTGTATGTTTATATATCTTAATTATTTTGTCAATAAATTCATCATGAGAATACGCCCATTTCATCCGATTGCACATCTCACAACACGCGACAACATTACTTACGATATATCCAACACTATTTTCTATCCGATCCAGCCCAATCGTTTTAATTTCAGAATTGCAATAAAAACAGTTCTTTCTAAATAGGGACTCAAAATAAGAATATGGCAAATCAAATTCATACCCGCGCTTTTTCGCCCCATCTTGATATCTTTTAAACAACTGATTAACCTTTCCTTTCCAGTTCCACGTTCTTTCCCCACGGAGATGTTTTTTCCTGCATGGGAATGAACAGTATTTATAAGTCCCATGTCTTATATAATACGGCTTAGCATAGAACTCTTTTTTACAATACAAACAAATCCTATTGTTTTTAGCTCGCTGTCCAGCGAAACTCTTATTCCTACATTTAACAGAACAGCAAACTCTCTTCTCTCCTTGAGATGGTTTAACAAAAAACCCTTTTTTACAAATCTTACAGTTTTTCTTTATCATCCAATTTCCTCACATATCTCGCTGGAACACCCCTCCACAATTCGCCATTACCAACCGACTCGCATACCACTGACCCCGCACCGATCAAAGCGTTTTCGCCAACTGTTACTCCGGGGAGAATGGTTACAGAAGCCCCTATTCTTGCTCCCTTCTTTATAAGGATCGGTTCCCATTTCTCACGTCCAGAGGGGGGAAAACGATCATTCGTCGCTGTAAAACGTGGCCCTATCCAAGCCCCATCCTCGACAGTAACACCTTCGGGGATGAAGCTCATGGCCCCTATTCTTACGTTGTCTCCTATAACGACGCCTTCCCCAATCTCACTGAATGAGCCAATGTTTACGTTTTTCCCTAAATTTGACGTTGGATATATATTGCATGGTTCCCAAATTTTATTCATATTTAAGTATTTCTCCGAGAATGTCATTTTTGTATAAATCGTTTAAAATCCTTGTTCCAGTAATTACACAATGTCCTCCGATCTTTCTATTATTCGGAGGAGAAATAAGCGGTCTCTTGTAACTCGGCAAAACACCGTTGTTATAATTACTATCCCACTCATAAACGTCGTCATAATTAACATTGTATTTATCGCACAAATCTTTCTGATAAACAGAGAACGCTATTGACATTCCGTATTTCGCAAGACACATAAGTTTCATTAGTTCCGTTTCTTCCGACGTTGAAACAACCCTCGTCTTGATCCTCGATTCATTAAGATATTCAGCCGCCAGCGATGCCCTTTCTCCCCCTACCCACTTTGTATAAGTGAGGATATCGTCTTGCATTCGTCCATGCTTTCCAAGGATAGGGCTATGGACGGCATTACCAATTTTAGACGTTGTTCCAATCGGAACTGTCGTGTGGATAATCGTCAATATTGGCGAATATTCGATTTGATACTTTTTAACAACTCCGACGAAATCATCAATCCCAATATATGGGAGACATATATTTAGAAATTCCGTCGATTCAGGTTTTTCTCCGATTTGGCGTTTTAGATCGCATCCATACGCCGCCCTGTCAAATTCACGGATAATATTGAAAAGTGGGAAACCAGTTTCCCCTAAACCAATGACGACTGTCCTATTTACCATTGAAGTCCTCTGGCGAAAACCTATCTTGGAAACTCCAATCAAGCGCGATCCCTTCCATGTGTTTCGGCTTAATCTCAGGATCAATCCATAGTGGTCGTTTGTTATCCCAAAGCTTCTTTGTAAAGTGTTGATCCAAGGAAGAAAGTCTTCCCATTGTCTCGGGATCAAACCTTTCAGAAAACCACGGCCTTGCTAAATCCTTAAAATCATTGACGGCCATGATGAAACAGTTTAACGGCCCATAAATAACAGGCATCAAATGCTTCGGAGTAAATGGCTTTCCATCAATTCCCCAACAAACGGGCTGGTACGGACGTTCTACAAGACCCTTAAAATAGCCCCTGGAAGGCTGTATTGCCCCTATCGGATGCTTCCCATCCTCAACATGCCGCCAAAGCTTAAGGAGTGTGTCTTCCTCCAAAACCTGGTCCGCATCAACGAAGAAAATGTAATCCGCCCCCCATCCCATTGCCTGTTCGACGCATCCAGTTTTTCTCCTGGCAGAACACCATCCGTTGACCATGATCCAGCGGACCTCAACTCCGAAAGGAATTTTAAGATTCAAAAATCCCTGGACCGGAGCCGCCCAAACAAAAGGACTTGACCAAGGAATACATATCGCAAGTTTCATACTCTCTTCCATGAACAACCGTCATACGCCTTAATTGACCTAAATCCGATTTTCTCAAAAGCGTCGTTTAACTCAATCCATCCCATAGAAAGAATGTGCGCTCCATTGAACCCATCCCAATTTGACGGGCCTTTCAACGCAATCGGAGCCTGAACGTGTATTCCATTCACATCAAGAGGAATCTTTGAAATAAGTTCAAGGGCGTCTTCATCTGAAAGATGTTCAATGACATGAATCAATAAAAGAAGTCCGCCAGTAATTGGCATCGTTCTCCACCACCTAAAATTTTCCGCCCAAACGCCCCTGTATCGTTCATCCTTTACAACCGTTGAATCAATCGCCGCCTTTGAAATGTCAACGTTGACCCATTCTTTTATTTCAGGCGTAAATTCAAGTGCCGTTTTTGCCAAGATTCCGCTTCTTCCACCAACCTCAAAAATTCTGTTTTCACCTTTAAACTGATTCAGGAAAACTCTTACTGCCCTGTTTGAGCATGCCAAATGTGACGGGTCGCGTTTAAAACAGTCATCATAAATTTTAGATATTCCACCATTAGAGTATTCTTTGTAATGCTTGCGCCATTCGTCAAAAGGCTCGGGATTCACATTCCCTTCCTATTAACTATATTTGGATCAGCGACATTCTCTTTATCCATCCAATCATCAAATCTGTCCTGAAAGGATTCGTCAATAACCATGTCATGGATATGGCCGATTTTAATTGATGTGTCGCAAAACAACCCCGTTCCAGCCTCGGAAATAAGTCTCCACGAAAAGAATGTGTCCATCATGGCGCGTCTTCCGTACGTCTCTTTATCAAAGGTCTCAAAGAACCAGGGTTTCTTTAAAGAAAGAAGGTGGTCCCTGTGGAACATGATGCAACCGGAACCAATAATATGGCAGACTTGGACCGTCCCATCCTGTTTGATAAGTTCTGTCATATCGGGGTCCAACGTCTGCCCACGATAAGTCCTTTTGATGATTTTCCCGTTCTCATCCAATTTTGCATCTGCCCATTTCCATGCCAATGGTTGAAACGGCTTCGATCCATTATTATTTTCAAAGTATCCCCGTGAGGGGATGAGGGCGCAAACAGCTTGCCCCTTTTCCAAATAAAGTCTGTAAAGTTTCTCCAACATGTCGGGGGGAGCAATTTGATCCGCACCAAAAATACAGAGCAAATCAGCACCCCATTCCAAAGCTTTTTCAAGTGCTTCTATATGTCTTTTCGCCGGGCACCATCCACGCCCAAAAATCCATTTAACCTCAACGCCTTCTGGCGATCTAACATTAGCCATTGCCTCAACAAATCGAGTCCAAATAAACGGGGAACTCCAAGGGACGCAAACAGCTAATTTCATGTTTCCTCCAAAATCGTCCGCCCCTCCGGGGGATTTCTCCCCCGGAGGGACAGACAAGCGATTTAGTTAGAAGTAGCCGAAGGCCAATCAATCCCAGCCGCGCCAGGATCATCAGTCCCACGAACACCGCTACAAACCATCCCGCCAACATCACAGAGATTGGCGATGGTTCCACCCGCATCCCATCCAAGCTCACAGTTGGCGATCATTCCGTCAACCACTCCCGTGGACGAGTTGAAGTCAAAACACTGTTGGTCCGCAACGATTCCGACGGCGACAACGCCGTTCACGATCATTCCGGTACAGTTCTTCTTAACGGACTTGATGATGCTCGTATCAATGTCCCGAACACTGGAACCATGAACGGTCAAGTTCTCAATCAACATATCTTCCGCGCACGTCCCCGTGACTTCGGGAGAAATGATCGTCGCGGTTCCAGCGGCGGCACGAACAACACAATCCTTGAAAACAGGACGAAGAGCCGTTGCATTGGAGATGGTGATGAGAGTCACAGGAGCGGCGGCACCCTGGATTTCCATGCCGACCAACTGGGCGTCAGTCCCGCTAATTTCAACCAACGCCGTAACGCCAGAAGCGGCCCCGGCAATGACGAAGTTCTGCAACCGAACGTTCGACGCGGAAAGCGTGAACGTGTCGATAGAACCAGTCGAAGCCGTGAACACCGCCCGGTTACGCCCAACCCCAAGACCGACAATCGTATTACCGGCCTTCGGGGTAATCGTGGTCGAAACAGTTTCCGCGTGCCCAGGCATGAGAATAATCACATCGCCTTTGCTCGCCGTGGTCAAGGTAATCGCATAGGCAAGGGTCGCAACAGCATGATCCTTGTCAAGCCCGGAATTGCCATTGCTTCCGGTGTTCGAGTCAACAAACACATACTTTCCAGTGGTGGGAGGAATCAAGCTCCCACCCATAACGGGGACGCCAAAAGACGACAACCCGTTGGGGAATTTGGTCAATGCCATAATGTTTCTCCTTTTTAGTTCAGGATCAATCCGACCCTAATTCGGTCGGTGATAGTCCGAATTGAACGGACTCTTACCCTTTTTACGCACCAAGGATGCCGTAAACGCCTCGGAAGTCCGACCAACCATTGCTCCAACGGGCGGTCGCCTTGAACTTAGCGTCTTCGGTATCGAAGTCATTGTCTTTATCGAACTCAGGACGCCGACGGAAGAACATATTAACTGCATGGTCGTCACAGAGGATAAAGGCCGTATCCGCATCCGTCAAATAATGGTTCATAACGGGTTCGAGGATACCTTGCGCGGGATTGATGGAGTTATTGCCATCACCCGGAGTAAGCGAGGACTTAAGGAGCTTTTTAACAGTCCAGTCCATCGTAGGAGCATAAACGAGTTTACGGGGGATAAGTCCAAGGATGAGCCCTCGGTCATCAGTCGTCGCGGCGATATCAATGAGGGCCTGTTCCAGGGTCGTCTCTGAAATGTCCGCCGCCGTCGTCAACTCGTTCTGTTCCGTCCCACCACCCGTAAGAGGATGGTCCGTAGCACACAACTCTTTACCATCTCCACCGACATACGAAGAACTAAAGGCGCGGTTGTAGATGTTAGCCGCGTCAACTTCAATGGTGTATTTCATCGAACGACCAAGGGCGGAAGGCATCTTAGACATCTTCCCATAGAGGTCGTCCTCATACATTTCCCGGCTAACCCGGAAACCAAGCCCATAGGTGGAATGGGTGTATTTTTTGTCATACCCCTGAATGGGATCATCGTAGTCAATACCGATGCTCTCATTCTTTTCAGGGACAGCACCGAAACCGGAGATACCGGAATCGGTTTCATACTGTTTGGTCGAAGACAGCACATTAACGATCTTGCTGTACTCCTCCCCGTTCATGTTGAATCGGTTGAAGAAAATCTCGCGGAAACCAGGGGCGAGAAGATCACCAAACGACGCTCTAAGTGCGGTCATGTGATTCCTCCTGTATTTGCCATACGTTATGTTTTGGATCACAACGCGCAATCATCTGATTGCGAAGGCACTCCCAGGAGGAGTGAAAGGCGGGACTACTTAGCTATTTGTAGCTACTAAAACCCAATCCCGATTATTCTTTAGGACTTTAACTTCCTTAAAAAACTTTTCACCAAGTTCCTTAAGTTCGTCATAATCATATCCACGAACATGTTCGAAGTGCCCCTGTATTTCTTCGCGCCAAGGAGTCACTATAATTATCTTACCATTTTGTTTACAACAAGTTTTCATCAAAGATACAAACTTCTTATCGTCTTTCATGTGTTCAATCGTGTGCATGGAAATGACAAAATCAGTCTGATTTATACCGACGGGGCCAGGATTCCTGAAATCCATTTGGATACCCTTGTGTCCCTTCGCCTTCACCTGGTCAATCGCCTGTTCTGAGAAGTCATACCCAGCACAAACGCATTTATTTTTCTCTCTTAGGTAATCGAGCATATCTCCGAGTCCACAACCAATATCGGATACAGTTGTTTCATGTGAAACAATATCTTTAACCATATCCGCGCTTTCCTGATAACTCGAAATCCTAGACGCCCCCTTCATGGCTTCGGTGTTCCAAACGGTGTCCCAATATCCCGGTTCAAATGACCCATCCTTTTCAGCCCTCATAATGTGGTCAACCATTTTTGAATTATGATATGCCTGAATATAATCGTCGTCGAAATAAGTAAATGCCCCATGAGAGGATTTTACGGAAGTGTCAACAAGGACTTTATACCCCTTCTCCTTGGCTCTCGCGCAAAAGTTCATGTCGTGGCCGACAGTCCTTATTCCCTTCCCGTTTTCCCAAACATCAACAAAAGGTGCCCATCCAATATCCTTGATAACGTCCTTATGAATCAACACTCCACCAGAGCCAACCCAATCAACCTCAACAACCCCTTCTCCAAGAGGAGAATAGGCCATCCTCCATATATCACCTTTAGAGTTGATACATGTCGTCCTGTCTGCCTTCTTTTCTTTCCATCCGGCAACAGGTGAAAATGGGGGGGTGTTCGTGTGGTAAAGGACGGATACTATTTTCGCATTATGCTTTATAGCTGTATCCATCAATTTAGGGATTGTGTTTACAGGGAATAGCTGGTCAACGTCCATCAAAAACATCCATTCCGCACCAAGTTCAATCGCTTGGTAAATGCTGTTATTGATTGAGGAACATTTAACTGCACCCGCCCCCTGAACAGCGAGTGACCCGTTGGGTTTCATCATTCGCAAATATGTCCAAAAGAAATTGGACGGAATCATGCAATGATTGTTGTTGACGCAGAAAACCAACAGGCCACTCGCGTTCATGGTCACTCCTTAGATACCGACTCGTGCTTCCCCTTGGAAGTGCCTATTGAGTTTGACAATGTATTTAGCATACTTGCCAATCTCAAACGTCGGACCTTCCTTGAAGCCGATGATCTTCACGATTTCAGTCGAATGGGCGGAAAGTCCACTCACATCAAGTTCCTGCTTGCTCTGTCCGGTCGTTGTGTTTCCAGTCGTGAGAACCAACGGGGCGCACGCGCCAACATCGGTCCTAGCCGGAGTAGCACTATCCCCGTCGTCCTGAATCACAAACAGTTGGTCAGGATCATCATAGACCCAGACCTTCTGAGCGGTCGAACTCCCAGGAGAAGCCGTCGCATCGACGTAATTGGCGGCAACACCAATAATCGCCAGACTACCGGTGGCCGTAGCAATGGAACGCATGTGACCAGAGGAATTGATAGCAACAACATCTCCACGGAAAATAGAGGTGGTCGTCCCGGCATAATACACGTTCTTTCGAGGTTCCCCACCCTGAGGCATGTACGGATATAATCCGCACGGTTGATCGTTATTCGACATGGTATGGCTCCTTAAGACAATTTTTTAATAGCTTTTGTCATTACGTTGTTGTCTTAGCGCCAGTTCATGGCGAAGCACCCGCAAGGGCGACAGCAGGTATTCCCTGAGAATCTATTCTTTAGAGTCGTCGGAAACCTTGACTTCATGGCCTATCTCAGACCCCAATCTTCGGGCCATGTCTTTTACTTCGGTCCTCGACCTCTTCATCAAAGCTTTACGGTGATCGTCCTTCGCCTTCTCAATCGCGTCGTATTCCTCTTGGGGGATTTCAAGAAGGACCATCTTGTTCCTTACAATCCTGTTACCAAGGGCAGACCCGTCACTCACGATCTTGTCTACAAGCCCCGTATAATCCTTCGGATCAGCGATCCTGTATCCCCGCTCAATAAGAGTATCAATTCTTCCCTCGTTTGCAAAGAAAGGTCGAAATCCCTTATGAGACCCTTTTAACTTGAAGTAGTCCCGACGATAGGGGCGATACGTCCCATCCTTCTTTTCCCAAGGCTTCGTCGGTGGACGTTTTTCTTTCTTCTCCTCAATAACGGGAGGAGTATCAACTAATGGCTGAGTGGGGACGGGTTGTTCAACAACAGGTGGAGTCTGTTTAGAAATAGCATTTAACCTATCGACCTCAGCTTGAAGTCTTTCATTATCTTCTTTCATCTTCTGTTTCCAGTTTGCCATTGTCTTTACCGTCCTAGCGCACTTCTATGTGCGAGATATTTTTTTTCAGCTTCTTTGTAGGGGATATGCGGGAACAGGTTTCGGATAACTCGTTTTTCATCATCCGTTATTTTAGGCTCATCCTGCTTGACAGGGGTAGGGGAACCCGATTCAACAGAAGAAGATTCAATCCTTTTTTTCCTCTCAACCTCTTCAGTCTTCGATTTTTCTTCTTCTTCTTTCTCAGACTTGGCCTGTTCATCCATGATCTTTTTCCCCAATTTATAGGCGGCTCTCGCCGGGTTTGCGGAACCCCAAACAGTCTTAGAAAGTTCCGAGTTCCTCTTCATTTCACGGTCGGCAATCTTGATAACGTCGTCGTAATCCTCATGGATTCCCGACTCGATTTCAATGAGATTCGCCATCCTCATTTTGTCGCTTTGATCCTTGAATTTCTGTTCAACCTTATGTTCCCTAAATTCGCGCCACTTCTTATGCGCATCGGGATCAACTACAGGGTCGGGTTCGGGAATATCAACGTCTTCCCGTTCCTCCTTAATCTTTCGCAATGCCTCATCAAGCTTAAAGGTATGCTCCCTCAAAGCTTCGATGTCTTTCTCTTTTTCCGCCAACGTCCTCTCGACTTTCTTCCACTTCCCATAGACCTCATCGAACCTGGGATGTCCAGGAGGCGGACCTTCTTTTTTATCCACATCAGCCTTAACCTCTTCTTTCGCCTTTTCAGAGGATAGTGGAACTTCCTTTTGTCCTTCTTCTTTTGCGGAGGATTCTTCAACGGTCCCCGATTCCGATTTTTCAGTCATGCCACGTCCTCCCTAATGACAGCGAGTACATCATCACAGTTCATGTAAAGGCACTCGTCATAATCTTCACCAATGTATTTATGGTCAATCACAATTCCCATTCCAGAGAATCGGGCGTAAGAGATAATATCTCCAACGTTAACCCATTCAGCTTCCGGCCCTTTCGCAACCACCTTTCCAACAAGGCTATGATCCTTCACGTTGCGGGGGAGAATAATTCCTTTAATCTCATCCCCCGATAAGCGTTTGACAACGATCCGTTGTCCAACGGGTTCAATCTTCATCTTTAACCTCCGTGTCTTGCTGTTCTTTTATAAGCACCTCGTGGAGTTGAAGCATCTCCTCGGCTGCGTCAGCTTGCGAAGCGTCATAGGCGGCTTTATGAAAATCTCCCGTCCTTACGGCGTTTCGTAAATTCGATATTGCCCTTGAAAAATTCTCCTTAACGGCTTCCCAAAAAACTTCACCTTTTGGGTCTTTCCTCCATTCTTTAAGATCATCAGGGCTAAACGTCATGGGACCATGACTTCCTGATCCTGTTCCTCAACCTGCGGTGGTTCTTCCTGTCCTTCTTGCGGGGTTTCCTGTAATGGTTGTTCCTGTTGTGTCTGTTCCGGTTGAGGCTGTGCCTGTTGTTGCGGAACTATTTGCCCTTGCATCGCCATTTTCGCCTCTAGTTCTTGGTACATAATCGCTTGTGTAGCTGAAAGGTGTCTATCCAAAAGAGCTTTATATTCGGGAGGCATCCCCGCAAAAAACGGAGAACCCTTGAACCCAAGGTGAATTTTCAGGTGTTCCATGTGATTCTCACCAGGTTTAGGTTCCGAAAAATCCCCCTGCATAAATAGGGAGTTTTCAACTTCAGGAGACGTCGGAGGTTCAGGAATCTCGGGCAGGAGGTTGATAAGGTCTTTCCGTTCATAGGTGTCATAAACGGCCTTATAAGCGTCAACAACTGCCTTCGGATTTACAACCTGAATCTTCGGATTTGCGACAACAAGGGGATTTGAGAGGGTCATATTCAAAATCTCATTTGCTTCTTGACGCCGTGTGAGACGACTGGCATAGGACGGATCACCAACGGGGATTACGTCAAGCTTCCCCTCAAAGTCAACACGCTTGATCGAAGGAAATGCCAACTCTCCGTTTTTTCCCATGACCCTATATTGTTTACTTTCTGGGATACAGAGGGCGTTAATTGTATAGATATTTCCAAGCTCTTTTTTGAAAGATCGAAAAAGTCTTTTAATCATAATCGAATAGAGAATCAATCCCTGTTCGATAATAGCGAGAGTCCCTGTCGCCGTAGGCGTCTTCGTTCCTTTTGATTCACGCCCCAATAAATAATCGGACGTTGAAGTGAATTGTTCAGCGTATTGTTGGACGAGACCAAGCACTTGAAACAACGTTCCGTCAAGTCTTTGCATACTCGGGAAATGTATTTGCGTCGCATCCTCGACTTCCTCCATTTTCCCCGGCCAAAGTTTCAATTCCCTCTTTTTCAATCCGGCTCGACGTCCATAGAACCCAAAGGGTTGATTTGAAATACGCCCAGCGTCGAAGATTTGGTTAAATGCCGTGTTTCCCATCTCATTGAGATTTTCGAGGAAATGTCCAAATCCGAAACTGTAAAAACCTTCTGGATTCGGGATGAAATGATAATCAGTGAAATAGTTCGCAATATATTCCTTTCCACTAACATTCATTTTCCTACTCGTTACACGAAGGAGGGTCTCGCTTTCTTTATCGACGGTGAGGATATAAGGCTTCGGTTCGTCGTCACCTGGGAATTTATAGTCCATATGACACTCTAAAATGAGTTTAGGCATTTCGGAGGACGTGTCGGCTATTGTCTCAACCTTGTCTTTCGTCGCCTCAATATCCGACGTCTGATTGATTGAACCTTCTTCGCTCAACTTGTCGAAGTCAACGTAAAGGCCCCTTCTGTTTCGGTCGGCCAATTGGTCATAATGGAGATATATTTCGTGGGTGATCCTCCGCGCCTCTTTCAGTTTCTTCGTTCGGTATGGAAGGATGATATTCATTCCAGAAACGTATTCAGACACGGGGCGTTCATTCTTGCTGTCGTAATAACTTTTCATGAACGCCACACCGTTGATAGGGACGTTCAAAAGCAACTTATCGTGTTCGTCCTCAAAGTCCTCCATGTCATACATCAACTGCCAGTTCATGAAGTCCTCGACAGTCTTTCCACGCCGAACATCATTAGCTTCCGTCGCCATGCACTTAACGAATTGGGGGGGAGAGAACATCGCCTGATAGGAGCGAGAATGGAATTGATTGCAAGAAACCGCAAGGAGCGGGAGACAGACATTGGAGCATCCAGGCCACGGATCAGCCTTGGGCTCCCGGTGCATAAGCCAGAGCTTATACCACCGATCCCTTTTCTTCTCCCACTCCTCGCGGCCTTTCTTGTCCGTGTTGTAGTTGGCGCAAACAATACTCGCCGCTGTTTTTCTTTCCGTCTCTTTAAGTTTTACCGCGATATTCGTGCTTTCAGTATCAACAGGGGCGACTGGTTTTTTGTTTTCCATATTAGTACCCCGTTACTTTTGAAGCCGTTGATTTTTTTTGTTCATAGGGTTCATCATCTTTTTCCCCCGATCCGTCGCAAAATGGTTCGTCAAGTAAAATCCTGTGTATCCCTTCAATGAAATGGTCGTAACGATCCTTCGGTGCCTGTTTCTCTGTCTTTCCTTCCCCGGCTTTCCTGTTCCAATCGTCCCACATGTAATGCATCATCTCGAAATGCACGCCTTCTAAATCGTTGAAGAAAAAGATGTTCGGTGCAACCCCGTATGTCGGGTCGTTCCTCAATTCTTGCTGAAAAAGTAGAATCCCAGAATCCCTGTTTTTCGACCCTGGACGGCATCTTAACCCCTGTTCAGTAAATTCGTCGCAAATACTCCTTCCGTCTCTCAACGGGTCCGGAGCCTGTGACCCCGGCTCAATCAATCGGACGACCTCATCCGGTTTCCGGTCAAACATGGTCTTTTCGTAGACCTTGACGGCTTCTATGAAAGGCTTGACGCTGTTCGCCGTATCCCCGTTCTTCAACTCACCACAGACATATTTTCTCCCATCGGGGTCAACTGCCATCCAAACCGCATGATGTGGTGTCCGTGGGTGGGTATCCACATGAAACCAAAGGCCCCAATGTTTCGGTATCGGGAACCTTTTCAATCTCAACTTCGGCCCGTAGTTCTTATACACCAACCCCGATAGGTGGAAATACTTCCCGCGCAACCGGGCCTCTTTCTCGTCATCGGTGAGGTTCTTGGAGAAGTTATCCACGCCTTCCCGCGTCAAGCCGAACCCCACGTTTTCCTCAATATCGAAGTAATACAACCCCACATCATCCCTGGAAAAAATCTCATCGTAAATCCAAGGTTCCTTCAAAGGAGTCATGGTCAACCACGTCCGACCACGTCTATCCGTCAAACCGCGCTGAACGGCAACCCATATCGGACGCGGGGGCGGCTCGTCGAAGTGGCACCAGTCGTAATCCGCCGACTCAAACAGGTCTATGTCCTGGTCGTAGGATTGAAGATAAATAGCCGACCCGTTTTTGAGAAAGATCGAAGTGACAACCCCCGTTGGATTCCTTTTCACCCCAGACAGTTCATCAGTGGGTATAGCCCCAGGTAATCCCTTCTCTGGATCTCCCAACAACTTTGGGACCAAGACCTTTGCTATTTGCTCTCCGAAAGACTCTCCGCAAACCAAACCTTTATTCGGAAGGCGGACGTTTATTTTCCTGTCAGGATCGCCCTCCGGCAACCACGGTCTGTATCCGAGAGCATGAGAGACGCCTTCGTTGATCCCGAAAGTACTTTTTCCCGAGTTGTGGTTTATGATCCCAGCCGCTAAATAATTTCCATAACCAGGGACCGTCAAATCGTAGTAGACACCGAACCTCAAATAGTTTATACTGGTTACAGACACATACTGAGCATTTACCTCCAAAGGAGGATCATATGCAAAGATACCGGATAAACTGGCCCGTTGAGCAAATTCGCCAGTGGATCGACGAAGGAAAGACACAAGCTTGGATCGGTCAACAACTTGGAGAAGACGCAAGGCTCGTCTACAAGGTCTGCAAACGGCACGGTATAAAATGTCAAAGAACTGGCCCTCGATCTGGTCCCGGTCACCCCGACTGGAAGGGTGGGAGGATAACTGACAAGAGTGGATACATCCTCGTTTATTCTCCCGACCACCCGAACGTCCGAAGAATGGGAAGCCGGACTGGTCGTTACATCCTTGAACACAGACTCGTAATGGAACAACATCTAGGACGCTACTTACTGCGCGGAGAAGTTGTCCACCACAAAAACGGAAACCGTAAAGACAACCGAATAAATAATCTTGAACTATTTTCAAAGAACTCTGACCATCTTCGCCATGAACTGACTGGCAAGTGTCCCAAATGGTCCCCAGAGGGTAAGGCTCGTATCCTTGTCGCCATTCACCAGAAGAGAGTAAATGTTCCCTCTTAGCCTTTAACTCACCCACTTCCTTGTATCCGTTCTTTGTCAGGACTTGGTGCTTCTCTGTGCAAACAAGTTTCTCACCATTCGACAAAGACACTTCATACAAATCAGCTTCCCCTTTTATGAACGGGGTTCCTGCCTCCGCCACAACCATCTTTAACCCATCCCAAGCCAGGACGTGAAACGGTCCATCTATGTCCTTGACCTGTAAACTGCATTTCTTCACCGGATCGTAAATTACGGTTTCTCCGGCAATACACCTGTTTCCACCACTGGCAACTCTTATTAAACTCTTATCCCTGTGGCAAGCATCTTGGCTCTTGTGCGCTCCACGACTTACCCATTTCCTTGCGTCGAGGTCATACCGAACCGCGTAATATCGAATCGAAAAGTTTTTCTTCCGGTACTCAAGTTCCGCCCTTGCCTTATTTATTTCTTCCTGCAATTCCTTCTGTTTCTTTAGGCGGAAAAGTTCTTGCTCAATCTCGGCCTTCGTCTTCTCGGCCATTTTTATTTATTTTTCAGTTCAGCCGTCGTTCCGTTTTTAAATAGTTCTTGAAGCTTTTTATAATTCTTGTTCAGTTCTCGAATCCCATCAATAAGGGTCTTGTTCTTTTCTTTAAGGACAAGAACCTCCGACTGATAGGCGTCTCTTTCTTTCCGAACCTTCGTAGAAGCGCAACCAACAAGAGAAATGAACACCACGAACAACAGAAACGCTTTTCTCATATTTCCTCCAAATTATCGGCACCATAAAAAAGGACGGCCCTACTCTTTCGAGTAAGACCGCCCCTAAAGACGGTGCCGTATCGGTGAAGTTTTAGGCTTCTAAAGAGGGAATGACCCCCACCCGCAAATCCTATAATAATATTACATCTTATTTACTTATTTGCAACCCCTAATCCTTTCCGAAAAAAGTATCCTCACATCCTCCTCCTCTTCCACTCCCGCCCATTCCACCAAAATACATGAACCCAAAAACTAGCCTTCCCTTCCTCAATACCTAACCCTAAGTCCCATAACCGCGTCGCCGCCCTTAATCCAATAACAGATTTCCTGAATTCTTCACCATGGACATCCCTTACCCTCTTATTGAACGGCCACATTTATATCCCCTTTTTGTAAATTTGACCGGAAATAAATAACCTTTTTAGAAAAGTGACCCCAATGACTGATAGATACCATTATTACTTGTTAATTAGGGGGGGGTATACCCCTGTTACATCTTGTTTACTTACAATTCATTTACACTGTAACACCACTGTAACACAATACTGTTTATCTTCTGATAACAATGAGTATGTTAAATAATATGTATATGATTATCAGCGCTTTCCATATTATTGATCGTTATTTCCGTTACCTGCAACACTCTGACCATCATTATCATCTTCCTTAGCACTCTCTATTTCAGACTCAGCGTTGACTATTTCCCCTGATTTCCACTTGTCCAATTCTGCCTCTTTCTCTTTGATTTTACTCTCAAGCTCTAAATCATTTTGACTTGAGAATTCAACGCGAACCGTAGGCTTTCCCTCAAGTAAAGCCCTCTTATCAATGAGTATTCCGGTTGCTACCATTTTCTGAGAAAGTCCGGCTTTTTCCATATCCTCTTCGCTTACTGAATCTAATACTTGATGCAAAGTCCAAGTTAATTTATCCACTTCTTTAGTTCTAAGTTTTTCGACGACGGTATCATTTACTTTAATAATTCCATTCTTAATTCTTCTTAAAGACTCATTACAAAGACCTGTAAGAGATTTTATTTCTTCTCCCGTGACCCCTTTATCCATAAGAGCTTTAGCAAAGGCGAAGCGCATAGAATAAGGGAAATCCGGGATTGCGTTTGTTTTTTGGTTATGGCCTGTAGTATTCCAGGGCTTCTTTTTTTTTACTACGGGAGTTATAGTGGGATTTTCAAAAGTTGTATTTACTGGGATATTCAAATTATCCAAGGTGTTACAACTCCTTTACAAGAGATGGCGAAAACTGAAATATATCCTGTATTAGACTTACAGTTCAAACTAAACAAATAAGTATAAAGGAGAGGCGGGATTGAATCCTTCAGCCTGGGCAAATGTCGCCTACATCGCGCTTCTCGGAATCTTGCCTGTGTGGTATTGGCAACGCCGGGTTAAAACAACCCCTTCTCACATTGCCTCTTGCTATGGGTTCAGGTTTCCAGGGTGCCTACTTCCACGATCTGCCCTTATCAACATAGATAACCGTAGACTCTCCTAAAACTTAGTTGGCGGACGGAGGGCCTTCGTTAATCTCCCCGTAGATCGCCAGCGTGATTACTACAAAATCCTTTCCATCGTTTGTTTGTTTCGTCCCACATGATGAACCCTTCAAGGGCCTTGAACCTTTCGCCACATTGACAACACTTGCCGTCAAATTTGCTTCTTCTCCGCTTTGAGGTGTAAACCCAAGGATCGCGTTCCCATGGTTTACGCTTGATGTATTTGGCGAATCTCTTATTGATCGCCTCTTGAAGAGTTTCCATTACTCAAAGCTAATAAATTGATTCCCGCATTTGTGGTGATCCTCGCATCTTCCACAATAGCCACATTTGGGCTGTAACTGGCATTTGCAGGGCCTTTCAGCTGGAGCCTGTGCAAGTGATTCCCTAAAATCTATTTGTTCGACTAAGACCCTCTCACCACAACACCCACATTGAGCATTGAAGAAAACCTTCTCTTTCTCTCCCTGCTTCAATTTAGGGCTTGAACATTTACAAGTCATTAAATAAAAAATCCTCCGACGGATATACCGTCAGAAGAATACCGCCAACACTGTTGATATGACGTCCATGCTCCAAGTGTAAAACAAATTCTTCACGTTTACAAGTCATTTGTAATAACGTTACAAGTTTTCCACAAAAATACCATATCGTTTACATGGTTTTCCGTCTATACATATATTTATGTGTTTACTAATAATTTACAACTTATTCACTTGCTTATTGCTTGCGCTTGCTAATGTAACAGACTTGTAACATAATATCATCTGAACCTTTTACACTTCAAATTTCTCCATAGCGGCCATGCAATAATCTTTTCTCTTCATGCTGAAATTCTTACCATCTTTCCCGTATAGTTTCCATGATTGCGGGGTTAGCCTAGTCTTTGATCCCTTGGGCCATTTCCAAATTAGTTTCTCATCGTCATGGATTTCCCCGTGGATTACTTTACCTGTCTTTTCATCAAGATCAAGATAGAGTGTTGTCCCCTTTAGCTCTTTGAGTTTTTTCCTTACCTCGGACTCTTTCACGGCTTCACACCCCCCTCGACTTCATGGCCCGGACTTTTCCAGCCAAATCCTCACAAGCTATTCTCCGGGAAACAATATCTTCAACGGAGTGACCCTTTCTTCTCGCGTGGTCTGCGAAACTTTTAAAATGCTCGGCGTCGTTATCGCATTCCTTCGCAGCCCTCTCCAACGCCTCATCCACAGCATTCTCCCTCCCGGCTTTGAGTTCCGCGACCTCGGCTAGTAGATATTCGTTGTCTTTTTTCCTGGTAATTTCCATCCCGGTCATTTCAAATTTAAGCGAGTCGTTTATATCCTTAAGTTCTTTTATACTGTCGTTCTTGGCCGCGACCTCGGCGTTCAACTGATCGATCTTCTCTTGCGCCATCGCCGGGGATATTTCCCATGCGTGGGATTCCAATTCTTCTTTGAGCTTTTCGACCTCGGCGCGGAGGGCTTCGTTTTCTTTCGCAATCCTCCCATGAAGCTGGGATTCACCTTCCATACGATATTTAAGCTCCTTCACTTCCTCCCTCAGCCCGTCCCGCTCGGATTCGAGGGACTTGACGGCGGTGGAGTAGATGGCGTTGATTGATCCACAAACTGCCCCTGCTACTCTTTCATCGAGGTCAATGCTCACCGACTGACCATCTGATAAGTTGACATCAAACTTACGACCATCACAAATTTGCCTCACCACCCGCGCGATCGGCTCAGTCATTTAAGACCCCCATAACTTCTTTCTTCCATTTCTTTTCAAAATCCGAAGTTTCCGAGTTGATGCACGTATCCGCCCACATCTCATAGAATCTTTTCCCAAACTCCTTGGAACGGATCATACTCGCCTTCAATACGCGGCATTCGGCCTC